AACGGGCAAGTTCAACGCGCCTTGGTGGCAGGATCATATTATCTGCATACAGAAAATTACCTCGGACCCCAAGCGCGGGAGACATGGCGTGGATTAATCGTGTTGCACGATGTTGATGATGGCGATTACGATATGATGGAACTTTCTACGAAGTACTTGTGTAGGAAGTATGAGAAGATGGAACTTCCCGACTTCCTCGACAAGATAGAAATTCGAGATAGATGAAGATGAGTTCTGAATTTTATGAAAACAATTTAAGTGTGGAAACGGGAGATGACATGAAGGTTGCGCCAATTAAGACAATGACAACGGGGCAGTTCCAACAACATCTGATGTCAGTAAAGACGTTGAAAGGAAAATTGGCCGTATGCTTCAAGAAATTGTCTGAAAGCGGGACATTTAGCGATTCATCTCCAGAAACCTTTCAGTTCAGAACTGAAATCATGGAGCATCTCCCAGAGGATTTAAGATGATTAACGATTTCTCAATGAAGAAGGGTCCGGGTCGCCCATTCCTAAAAAATGACCCAAGAATTAATCGGAAGGGAAGACCTGTCGGATCAAGAGACAAGATGAGTTCAGCATTCGTTGACGCATTTCTTGCTGATTGGCTGGTGCATGGTCAAGAGGCGATTGAAATGTGCCGAGAGAAAGATGTTTCTACATATGTTCGAGCGGCGTTGGCTATGATGCCGAAGGAAATCAAGCAGGAGGTCGAAGTCAGTCGAGACTCCGACCACACTACTGACATTGAATGGGATATTATAACGGGATCAAAGACCGGATAGAGGCAATTGCTTCTGGGTCGCCTTTGAGGTTACGGAGTTTGTATGTTTTATCCCCCGCTGACTTAGGCATTCCAGCCATTCTCAGCATTCGATTCACGACCTGCCTCACCCTCTCTCTCGTAATCCCATTAGAGTCCGCTTGGGACTGAAGAGTTTCTTCATCTTTCAAGAACGCTATTGCCATCGATAAGTCTCGCTGGAAGTGCTTTCTAAATTTCATTCGCATCACCTTTGTTGTTATTAAGTTCCCAGACTATGGCCTGTCTCCCAGAGCGAGTGGGTCGCCTCTCGCCGCTATCGACAATAAACCTCTTCTTCTTTGCATGTGTCAGGGTTGCCGATATAGATTGGTGACGCCCGTTCATTGCTATTTCCAACTCGTCACAAGTTGCCCCATCCGCATATAAGGCAAGGTGCGACAATACCTTTTTCTCCAAACTTTTATGGTCCACGCTATGGTAAGCATCTATAGAGGTGTCCTGCATCATTTTTTGCTCTCCCTTTTTTAATTTCTCAACGCAATCATTACATGTGGGCCTCTGACCGGGTGCGCCACTCTTCCACTTAAAATGTGAGCCGTGCTTGCTTCTCCCGCAAACTCCACAAGATTTGTTATATCCTATCGAAAGGGAGAGAAGGCGACGCAAGAAGCCAACTGCGAAGTAAAAACTTCCTGCGTTAGGCGACCGCCTCCTCTCCCAATATTGTCGTTCACATATCGTATGTGTGATAGTAACCCCATTCATATCGTTTCCCCTATGGTTCTTTGTGTGACGGAACTGACCGCCGCCATTAATGGTTTTTTGTTTTTCCACAAAACAACTTTCTCAGCATGATTTAGCAGAGATTCTGTCTCCGCCGCCGAGTAATGAGTGGTGATGTCGCCGTTGGTGTGACCTAGCAAATCCTTTCGATCCTCCAGCCGAACATCCATCGCTCTCAGACGCGAACCGAATGTGTGTTTCAAATCGTGGATCCTGAAATGATTTCCTTGCCCGCGACAGTCTCTCAGGCCAGCCTTCTTCACCGCCTCTTTCCAACTGGTGGTGTAAAGACCCCTGCAAGAGTCGAAAGGAACCTCTCCCTGATTGCGGGGTTTAGTGAGTACGAATTCTGGATGGATGCCTCTGCGCCGCTCAACAACCTCCCTTGCTTCAGAGTTTAATACCACACGATGAGGGCGACCATTCTTGATCCCCACTACCCGCTCCCCTTTGAATTTCAGAGGGATATCAAACACAGTTATTCCTAATTCGGGAATGGCGACTTCCCATTCCCACCTCAACCTAGCCGCCGCTGAATTACGCAGCCCAGTATTCATAACGAACTTGCTAGCATCCCTCAAGTACTCTGGAAGAAGGTTGAATAATTTGTTCTCTTGCAGCAACGCCAGGGGGTGGCCCTCAGTTGCATCCACAGGCAAAAGCCTAATAACTGGAGTTGCGTCCAAGTAAGCATTCCCATCTTCGTCTTTCCAAATCTTGGATGCATCATTCAATATCTTCTGAAGAACCTTTAGATGGTGGTTGATTGTCGAGTTTGCCACGCCCTCGTTCAATCTGCCCTCAATCATCTTTGCCACCGTGGAGTGGTACCGACTTACTTTAGACATGAGAGTGTCGGCGCAATATCTGCATAGAATATCTGTGTGATACAAGGCATCTTTAATTTGATGGGGCTTCCTCTCAGACAAATACATGCGGCACCCGTCAGCAACGGTCCACCCATGTTTCTTGCCGTAAAGAATCTCATCCGTGACCTCCCTAACCCTTCGATCCAAGATTTCTTGAGCATCTCTCTTCACTGACTTCCCAGAACTTTCTCGAATCTCAACCTTGTTCCCGCCAACCTTGACCATCTTATACATATGCCAAATTTGGCCTCGTTTAGATAATCCCATTTGATCCCCCCGCCTGTACTGCACTCTCTGTGTAAAACTCCTCCACGAACTTATTGATTTCTGCCCGCCTAAAAAATATCCTTCTGCCTAATCTAACCTCTTGAACGAATGGTCGAATCTCAAGATTAAAAAGGTGGCGACTAACCCCCAAGTACTGGAGGGTATCCGCTCTACTTAGAAGGAGGGCATTCAAAATGGGAGATCGTCATCCATCTCTTGGGTGTCTGATCCGGGTACATACTCGGCGGTTTGCGGTGAGTATTTATCTTCCTTTAAGGAGAGGGAAATATATTTACCGTTGGCACCATCTTTGATCCATCCAGCAATATCAACTATGAACTCCCCGCCATTGGGCATGGGAGGAATAATTATTTTACCCCCACCCGTATACGCTGGTGACTTGTCGGTCTTCATGCTTTTGTTTTTGAAGAGAGATCCGTTTCCGGGATTGTGTTCGTAAGCCATTTTATTTCCTCTGAAATGCGCCACAGGCGCGGGTGACAAAAAGATCGTCTTTGTGATGCCAGCAAAATCCTTGCTTGGTGTAGTATTTTACTGTGTGCGGCGGCGTATCTACGTCCTCTTCGTGCTTGAACGGCGAGGGGCCGCTTGGCGTAATCATTGCCGAATAGTTAACGCATGATCGGCAGTTCGCTGATTTCCAACTCTCCAGTGAATGATTCACGCTTTCTTCTTTGGGGGCATTCATCCTCGATAACATGATTCCAAAAATCCTCCAATAGTGGGAACAGCCAATTCCAGTATTCTTCGGACCACTTTACTTGCCATAATCGTTGTCCTCGTGGGTGGTACGAAAAAAATAAGGCAGTCTCTCGTCCAGTACAGGCAAGTTGCCCAAAGATTTGTCCAAGAAATTGTTCACTGATGCTACTGTGTACGGCTCTAGTCGGGCACTTAATCTCCAAAACACTCCCAGAACCAATAAGCCCATCAGGTGAACAAGCCAGAAAATCAAAATCAGGATGGATAACAAGATCGCTATCGCGCACGATGTCGCCTGTAATAACCTCAAACGTAGCCCTCGCAATGGGTTCCGTATCCAACCCATATTGCATGAAGTCATTTTTCTCAACCCAGTCTCGCCCTGTTTTTAGTTCCCATAATTTTTTTCGCGTCTTGTAGGCTCCTTTAACCCCGGCGGCTGAACCAAAATCACTAGCCGTCAGTCTGGACTCCCTCGCCGCGAACCACTGGGGGCTTTGTTGTTGAAGGTTCATTTTTCTTAGCCTCTGATTTTAGGGAAGATATGTCCGCTGGCGATATCTTTTTTCGATCCTCTACTCTGAGGTTCTTCCAAGCAGACGTTAGAGACTTAGCACCTGACGAAGCCGCCCCTTTCAATTTCAAAAGCGTCTTCGGATCGGACACCTCGGTCATCGTCACCACGTTGGCGTCGTCGTCTAGTCTTTTTTCTGTGGAAGTAACGCCCAGAATTCCGGATAAGGCATACCGTTTTGCATAAGAAATAATGCTTCCCATTTTTTGTGGGTTATCGTATTCCTTACACTGCATACTTGATTCGGTTTGCAGGTACTCGCCAGACTTGTGCCCAACAAGCGTCACTATGAGAACTTCTTTAGGGCTGGCACCCTTCATCCAGAGTTGCGAATAAAATAAGTCATTTTTTGCTAACGGCCCTTTCACGGCCTGACCAATGTCGTGGATGTCCGCATATTTTGAAGTGAAGTAACTATTTTCATTTGTCTTCATCGCCGCATCGATCTCGCCCTGCGCTTTTGACAAAGCCATAAAGAGATTTGACCGATTTGGGGAGATGAAAAAAAAACCTTTGGAGACTTCAACCTCCTCTTCTTCGTCATTCGCTTTAAAAAACTCGCTCATCCTATCTCCCGTAATCATTTCTTCTCCCGGCTGTTTGACCCACTCGCCTATTTGTTTTGAAATCAGTCCACTCTTTTCATTTGTCATATGTTTCCCTTTCTTCGGTTTGCTTGTTCAGATCGCCACACTTCAATTAGCCCAATCTGGTAGTGGCGTTGGTTGTTGATCGTTTCATACTCGACAACAGAAGTTTCATATTTCTGTAAGAACTCAACGTATCGATCCGACGTAAAAGCGAGCGTTTCTTTTTTCGAGACAGATAATTTCTCCCCCGAATGAATGCTCTTGGTTTCGGCGTCAAGCATCGCGAGAGACTTCTGTGTGTGACGCTGATGTTCTAACCCTTTCATTAGGGCTTTCTTGACAGCGCAATCTCTATCGGTGGTAGAAAGAAAATCCAACGCTTTGCTAACCTGATCATCACTTACAATATTACTCATTGGTATTTTTCCTCCGAAGTAGTATGTAAGAAGCGGTCCACCCAACACGAGGGTGACGAGCAGTCATGTGTTGCGACCCGGTCCTGCGCCCGCCTCCTTTTGATCCTCAGTATAAATCCCGAAGCGCGCCTCTTCCTCGAAGAAAGATATCAGCGCGTGTTCCTGTTCTGTCAATGGCTGGACCCCAAGACTCTTTTTTAGCAATGGTCGCATGAGATCAACAATCTCTTCGCAATTCTCTAGGATAATCAGTGCTATCCATTTACGGTCCAAGAGAAGGTGCGGGTCTGGTTGCATATCAATCGCAAAATTCTCTCCTGTGATTTCATCAGCCAAATTGGTTGCTCCTCTTTGTGTTTGTGAAACTCTGCATGAAATTCGATGTGGCACTTGACATGCATTGGCATCGCCAAGGTGTCGGACGCTTTCATTCCTGTACCGCCAAGGGCTAATCCGGGTATGGAAATTGCGTGGTGTGGAATGATTTGGTTATCGTCCCATCCTTCATGTCCGCACATAACGCACTCGTGTTCGTTTTGCGCCAACCACGCAAGATACTTTTTATTCTTGTAGCGCATCGAAGTATTCTTTGGCCCGCTTTTCAGACTTAACCTTTATCGACAACTCGTCTTTTAGGTCAGCGCGGTCATCTTCCAAACGATAGATGTCGAGCATCTTCCTTTCTGGCCTCCAAATTCCTTGCCATCCATCTTTTACGAACATCTTGGGATTGGGCATATCTATTCCTCGTTGTGATCAAAGGGCCACCGGGCTCTTCCGGGCCCGGTGGCTTCCCCGACTGTCCGGGTTTTTGGCTTGGGATAAACTCGGAGGAGGCTCCCGCGCCTTCGCGCCCGACAGCGCGACCCACTACCGATGTCTGGGCGCAACGAAAAAATGTACGATAAAAGCGTTGGCCCGTGAGGCTCGGGTGGAACACCTCCTTACTAATTTTCATCCAGCGAACTCTAAACTTTTGTCAAGATATTGTCAAGAAGAATATCATGGAGAATAAGTCTCCCTCTGAGGCCGCATAAACACTGGGGTTTTTGGGTATTGACTTTTCTCGTGGGAGTTTGTAAGAATGGTCCCTATCGGAGGTCCGCATATGTAGGGAACGATAAACCCTACATCGCCCGAACCTGACGCTAACCTCCGCAGACAAGAGTTGGTCAAGTCTCCCTGCAAAAGGCTCACGATCCCAAAGAACTTGACCCCGGATCAATTTTTCGGCATTAGTATGGTTATGGAGAATCGGAATGAAGAAGTTGACAGAAAAACAAGATACTAAATTGACAACGATGTTTGAGTCTTTTTGGTCTTTGTTGCCCAAGGGTGTCGGGGCCAAGGTTGGTCACGGGACGGCACGGGATGCCTTCAAGAAGCCATTCAAGAAGGT